GACGGATTCAAGATCTGCAAGCACATATTCCATAAGCATCTCATAATCATCAAGAGGATCACCCGAGAATACTACGCCTTCATTCTCATAGAAACGACGAACCTTTTTGTAGAGTTTCGGATTCTTTACATCAAGGTAGAAGTCACCGTTTGCTGCGCCGCGAAGGGTTTGAACGTCTTTCTTGAATTTTGCTGTGAGAGTCATTGTTTTGAATGTTGACTTTAGTAGTATAGGAAGATATTGGTCAGAAGTCAAGTGTTCACTTTTAGAAGTGTCTACCTTAGTTTTGGACCCAACATCCAAGCGACAAGACTTACTCTAGTTCCTTTAGTAACAGGAGTAACTCTATGAGGGATTCTAGAATCAAAAATTATCATAGTGCCTTTTGACCTTTCCATTTTTATGTTATTTCCATGATAATCTATTATTTCCAGATCACCTCCCTCAAATTCATTAGGATCAGTAACCAACAAAGTAGCACTTAGTTTTCGTGTATGCTCAACTACAGGTTCTGCTCCATAGTCACAATGCCAATTATACTTGTCTCCCTCATCATATTTTGTGATCTGAATTCCCTTTAAGTAAGTCAAATCATACTCCCACAAGTCTCGATTTGCTTTATTGAAGTAATGAGAAAATATTGATGTGACCCAATGATCTTCATACCACCAAGCGGTTTTTGAATTTCTTACTTGAGTTTCAATAATTTCACTTCCATTTGGACCTATGGTTGCTTCCTGAAATTCTTCAAATTCTAAGTTATTGACTTCAGCGACAATCAAATCAATAAGTTCTTCTGGTATTGCAAGAGGATAATATCCAGCTGCATGTGCAATGTTATGGTACTCCATTTTTTCAGTAATTTAAAAATTTATCAGTTTTAATATAACACGAAGACTAAGAACCTTCTTCGTGATCTGTATGTATTCGCACCACATCATCATCCACACATATATTAGATTCTACTGCAAACTTTATAGTTTCGTTGTATGGAACTATCACTGCGCTTCTTCCTCCATCAGTAATAATAAATGATTCGCCATTTTCTACTCTTTGTATTATATTATCAAAATCTTCTTGAAACTCTTCAACTGTAAATTTTTGGAGATCTGAAAGTTCTTGCATTTCCATAAAGTAAATTTTATGAGTCGGGGTGACAGGATTCGAACCTGCGACCTATTGCTCCCAAAGCAACCGCGCTACCAAACTGCGCTACACCCCGCTATTTGTTTCTGTGAATAAACATTATACCCGCAAATGGTATAATTGTCAAACCACATCCACATAGAAAAAGGAAGAAAGGACTTGACGCTAGTGTTTCAACTATATGAAAAATCATCTTCCCCTCCAGTTCTTGTATTCATAGTAAAAGTATTGATCTGCTTCGTTAAGCCCCAATAGTGGGGCATTGACATCCCAGTACGACCACTCAGTACAGAACTGTTTAATATGTATATCGTTAGAAGCAGTCCTCACTCCATACATTCTAGAAAATGCAGACATTGCAAAATGATACCTTTGCCTAATGTGCGGTTCCATTTCCCTTGTATTCTTTGGAGTCATAGTATCCTCCTCTTGTTCCGAAATAGAGTGTTGTTAAAACAAACGGAATAGAAATAAAGATAAGTGCCTCACCTAACATGATGACCACCAAACATATAACGCATACCATTCAAGATTTTTGCTCCGAATGACCCAAGATTGCGTGAGTTAAATCTTTCAAATAGTGCTGTAGTAATAACAGGAGCGGGAACCCCCAGGTCCACAGCGGCAGAAACAGTCCAACGACCCTCACCGCTGTCGGATACACCTCCAGAGAACTGTTTAAGGCTACCATCCCTGCGTAGCACATCAGCAGTAAGGTCAAGTAACCAAGACCCAACCACGCTACCGCGACGCCATAACTCAGCAACTTCAGCAACATCAATATCGTAGCAATAACTTTCTGGGTCTGCCATAGGGGCAACTTCTGCGTCTCCTTCTCTGACATACTGTGCTCCATTATTGCCGTTCTTTAAGATATTGAATCCTTCAGCATATGCTTGCATAATGCCGTATTCAATTCCATTATGTACCATCTTTACAAAATGTCCAGCGCCTGGACCACCACAATGTAACCATCCAAACTCAGCAGAGGTTACATCCGAGTCAAATTGAGTCCTGGGGGCAGCGTTGATTCCTGGGGCAAGGGCATCAAAAATGCGCGAACAAGTGGAGACCGCAGTATTTCCGCCGCCAACCATAAGACAGTATCCACGATCCAGACCATAAACACCACCGCTAGTGCCGCAATCAATATATTGGATACCAAGTTTTGCCAGGCGTTCTGCTCTTTTCCTACTGTCTTTAAAATTGCTATTGCCATGATCAATAATAATATCTCCCTCACCACAATATCGTAGTAACTCATTGATCGTTTCCTCTACTGTTTCTGCTGGCACAACCATTTGAAAGATGCCTGGTTGTTCTCCACCATTATTTTTATGTTTAACTACTTTAACAAGGCTTTCAATATTAGTTGCAATTCCATTAACAAATCCCTTCTCAAAAGCTTCGTTTGCTTTTTCATAATTCCTCCTATATCCCCAAACTTCTATGCCTGCCTTCATCATACGGCGAGACATACCTTCGCCCATTCTTCCGAGACCGATTAATCCTACTTTCATAAAACTCCTTAGTAAGCGTGCGTAAGTCCCCAGGCAATCCAAATTGCCATAATAGAACTATAAATGATAGTTAAAGTCAAAAGTGTTTTAATCATCTTCATCATCCTCGTAAGTAGATGGTTCTTCAAAAAGTTCTTCCATTTTTTGTTGTTGAACTCTTTGATTTAATTTTTGCAAATCTTCTTCTGTAATTGTTACCATTAGTTTAAAGTAATTTTAAGAAATGGAAGTAGAGGTGGAATAACTCCAACTAATCTTAAAAGTCCCTCAGCAAATAAAGCAAGAACCACCCAACCGACGCACATACTAATGATAGAAGCATTACGGTTGTGTCTTCTGATAGCATCATCGATCATCTCCTGAACTTCAGAACGTGTGATAAATTCTTCTTGTTCATACATCATTTTTCATCGCCAAGAAACTTTGCCAAAGGATCTCTTCTTGTTTTTAATATTTCAACTGCTCTCTTGTAAAACATATTATCAGTGTTACCAGAAGATTCAAAAGTTTCCTTGATACGGACCCAATTATTATAAGTATGTTGGTCCATCTATTTGATGCATAATACTATTATATAATAACTATCGACTTTTGAACGTCAACTTTTTGTGTTCATTCTGTAACACTCATGAAGAAATTGTTAAATTTGTAACTTTTCTAAACGGAAAGAACAGGAATCGAACCTGCGAGGGCGTTAACCCCAGCCGCTTTCAAGGCGGTGTCCTCGACCAACCGGACTCTTTCCAAAACTAAAGTAAAGTCAATAAACCAGCGTGTATTTTACGATGACATGGCGCACATATCATAATACATTTTTCAACCTCTGTCAATATTGTTTCCCATTTATATCCCTTTCCAGCAAGGTAAGAAACTTCTTTCTTTTTATCTTCTATTCCAATATGATGAAAATCGAAGCAACAAGGTGGATGATAATCTCCACAAATTTCACAGCAACCTTTTTCAAGTTTCAATTGATTTAGTTTTTCAACCATCAATTTTTTATTATTATATCCTCGATTATATTTAATTTTTTTAACCTCATCAGACTGCCTTTGGGCCCAGAGTCGCTGTGCTTCTCTTTGCTTTTCTTTATCCTTATAAGGCATTAGATTTATTTGGTTCTACTTATTATATAGTAGATTCGAACTTTTTGTCAATTCTTCAACGAACCTCAAAATCCAAACGCTTTACTTTGCGTTGTCTTCTCGCTTCTTGCCAGGCAATATCCTGGGAAGTCAGAACATTCTTTTGTTCTTTCTGTGTAGAGTTTATCATAACAACTCTAGTTAAGTCAACAGCAGAAACTCCATCACCCTTTACGGTCATCATATTAGGACAACCACAGACTTGGGTTTTATTTGTCCCCGTTATCTCTTTGTTGCAATCTCGGCATCTCACTATTAACATTTTCCAACAATCTCCTAATCTCTGCTAATTCTATTTTAATACTATCAAGTTCCTCGTGAATATCTTGATGATGAAACCTTAGGGGTTTTTGAATGAGTTTATTAAAAGTTTTTTTCTTCATTGTGTAAACGATCTTAACATCCAAATAAATTTACCATGCTCTTCATTTAAGTCATCAACAAGGTTTGTGGTTCCTCTTGACTTTTGTGCTTCTGCTTCTTCGGCAACTTGCCCCAGAAGTTCTACAATCTTTTCATGACACTTAATTAAATCATTCACCATTCCAATAGCATCTAAAGAACTATTTGCCTCTTCAACATGAGATACCTCAGTAATTCTAGTTAAAGTAGGAACTGGTTTAATATTTAGATATCTCATATGCTCAGTGAGACGATCTACTTGTTCAAACATTGCTTCATAGTGAGCACCAAATAAATCATGGAACTCTTTGAAGTTGGGACCAACCACATTCCAATGATATACCCAAGTCTTTTGAAAGAGGACAAAAAGACTGGCCTGAGTATCAGAAAGTAACTTGTAAAGGGTTTCCATTATACTTTTCTAAGTATTTATGTAAGCGAAAGACGAGATTCGAACTCGCAACAACCTGCTTGGAAGGCAGGAACTCTACCGTTGAGTTACTTTCGCAATGAGACAATCATAACCCATTTAGGTCTGATTGTCAACCATATCAAACAACAGGACCAGATTTTAC